CTGCGCGTTCTCACGTCCGATATTTTCATCATCTATCTCATCACGGTACTGATAAATGATATGCGTCAAAACATTGTCTCTGTTTTCGGTCTCGTTTAAAACCGCGCAATTTTCACCCTTTATAAGCGCAAACGGCACACCTGCGGGTATCAAATCAATAATGCCCACAAGCTCTATCTGACCGACAACAACATCGGTATTTGTTCCGCCTCCGGCTGAAGTTCTTGTTATGTCTAACTTGTAATATCTATAAAAATTTTGATTTGATACATCATAAATTAAATGCGTTACCGAGTCTGACAAAAGCGGCGCGCCAGTAACCGATAAAACTGTTGTAAAGTTTATGCCGTCGTTACTGCCCTGCAAGGTGAAATCAATAGGTTGCAGCGGGGCTGCTGCCGCACTGTTCAGCCTTTTGCGTAATCTAAGCTGCGTTACCATCTTTAGCGAGTATAAAAATATCGTGATCCACGAATGTCCGTATCCTGTAGATGCGTTAAATTTATTCTTTGCGGACGCCCATCCATCCGGAAAAGTGGTGACTGGCGCATTCCTGCCGTCAAAAGCTCTCCAGGCGGGGAAAGTGCCGGCACTACTCTCCGCGCTGACCTCATACGGTATAGGAGTGGAGTTACTTGTCATATTGGGCGTCAGTTTTTCAGCAGCGGGATACATTATAGCGGCCTGGTATCGCTTGTAATCCGAATGAACCGACACGTTAAGCCCGTCCACAACAATATCAAACCCTCCAAACCGCCGCTTAATGTCGTTTATCGCCGCCATACGGTTATAGAACATATAATCTCCGGAAATATCGGGATAACCGCTGTCTATTCCGTTACCGCTTATCTCGCCGAGCGCGCCGTATAATTCTATATTTCCTATAGTTGTGTACGATATTCCCCAATTTTTCGTTACAACAATTCTCATATACGAATATTTGACCATTGATGTAATATTGTAACTGTGGGTCTGATAATTATCACGTACCGGATTATCCGTTACGGTAACCAAAACGTCCCACGAAATGCCGTTTACGGAACCCTCTACCGTAAAATCGCGAATGTTCGCGTTGGGATAGGCAGTGCCGCCGGTACGTCTTCTATTGCGCAATGTTATGCTTGTAAACCGGTATAACCCGCCTAAATATATACTTATCCACTGATTGCCGACACCTCCGTTGAAAGTTTGGGCGCCGGAAGTCCACCCGTGCGTTTGATCGTTTGACATATCTCCGTCAAACGGCCGCCAGGCCGGCTCGTTAACATTGTTTACCGACGACGCCCACGCAAAAAACGGCGTGGGCACGGCATTATCTGTCATTGGCGGGATTATATTCGCGGAAGGGCCCTGCATTTGTCCTCCGCGCAAAAATTCAAACGGAGGCTGTATGAAAAGCCCCATCGCATATTCTAAGGACACCCCGTCAAATATAAATTCGTTACCTTCGCATATATCGCCGTAGTGCAGCTCATAAAACAATTCACGACATTCGACGTCAACCTTGCCGACTTTATCGTCCTCACCCTTGATATTAGTCGGCACATAATACTGCCCGTCGAGAAAAAACACCTTCTTCTCTGTGATAAACATACCAAACTGCCGGGCAGTTTTGTTGTGCGTAGAGAAATTAAGCGTATTCGCTTCATTCGTAAGCTCGTGAATATTCGCGTTTTCGTATAATATCTCAACGGGGTTTGTCAAGCTGTATGAACCTGACGAATAGTTTAAATCATACATTCTCACGTAAGCCTCATCCTCCCCAATCCCCGTGAAGTGTTAACGTTCATCTGCTTCTTCGCAAGTTCCATAGATATAGAATCGGCAAGTTTCTTTATGTCGTGTTCCTCGCGTATAACAGGATTGTCGACTCTAATGTTTATGTTCACATCGCCGGAATATCCCTGCGCGCGCGTATCCTGAATATCCCGAGCGATACCCGTGGCTGCGACGTCAAATGTCTTGTGCGTCTGAAACAGCGAATCCAAATCCGATAAACCTGATTTAACTTCCGAAAAATCAAACACCGGCGTTATCGTCGGCGACATATCGATATCCCCCGTGAGAACCTCACCGATTTGCCTTATGGCGTCTTTAAACCGGTCTAAGATACCGTCCCCGGTATTCTCAGCCGCCTCCCGCGCCGCGTATGAATATGCCTCTATCCCACCTGAAAAGCCAAGCATACTGAACTTGCCGAGTTTGGCAAATTCTTTCGAGGGGGATTTGATCCCGAGCTTATCCGTTACAGCGCCATAAGCGGCGCCCGCGGCATCCGAAGCCGCCCCGGCGACGTCGTCTATCTTCCCGCTTAACCCGTCGATAAACCCTTTGATGGCGTCAGCCCCGGCAGCGCGAAATTGCTGTTTATATGAGCAGATCTTAACAATGGCTCCCCGCATAATATCGCCCATTGCGGAAACAATATCCGTCTTCTTTGCTTTCGCCCCGTCAAGCAGCGCCAGTATCAATTCCTCACCGGTCTTGGTATACTTTGGCTTCCAAGCGTCAAACTCATCTTTTATTGAGGTGTTCAGCTTTTCCGTCTGCTTGACCGCTTCTTTTTCCGTTATTTTGATCCCCGACACAACGGCCTTTACGGTATCCTTGCCGGCCTGTTCAGCGCTGTCAACATCCGCTTCTATTTCAACTCCGGCCTTTTTATCCGTAAATTTGATCCTCTCAAGCTCCTCATTAGCCTTTGTTATCTCATCGTTCTTTTCCTTTAACTCGTCCGTAAGCTCTTTCTCCGCCGCTTTCCTCGCGAGGGCCATCTTCTCCTTCCACAGTTTTACATACGCGTCCAGTTCCTTTGAGGTCATACGGTTAAGCGCGGCCATCTCCTTATTGGCAGACGGCCCCATTGCCCTTAGCTCGTCAAGCAGCCCTTCGTCGATCCCCTTCTTGGCAAGCGAATCTATATTCTTTGCCCAATCGCGCAGTTCGATAACCTGGTCTTGCAGATTACGGCTGAGTTCTTTGCCGTATCCGGCCTGTTTCTCCTGGTCTTTTGCCTTTTCTTCATCGGTCTTGTTTTTCTCGGCTTCTTCGTCGCGTAACTGGGCAAACAGTCCGAACGAGTTGGCGATAGACTTAGTGCGGTCTTCCAGAGTCTTGGCGTATTTATCCTCGGCGTCCTGAATCTTTTGGGTCAGTTTCTCCTCTTCCTCAAGCAGCCGCTTCTTAGCCTCAAATGCCTCCTTATCCGCCTGTTTACGCTCGTCTGTGCCCTCGATATACCGCGCTTGCATATCCTCCCAGAATTCGATCTCCTGTCGCATCGAGATTTCCTCAAGGTTTTTCTTGTTTTCAAGCCACTTCTTTTCTTCGTCAAATTCTTCTTTCCGCAGCTTCTTTCTGGCGTTATATAATTCCTTATCCGCCTCTTTGCGTTCGTCAGTCCCCTCTTTGTATCTCTCAGCGACGCGCTCCCAGGCCTCTATCTCCTCCTGCGTCGAAAGCTCGTTAAGAGCCTTGCGGTCGGCTATGTCCTGTTTTAGGTCGTTAAACAGCTCTTTGCGGGCCTTAGCCGCTTCTTCGGCGCGCGCTTTGGCTTCCGCGGCCCTTTTTTCTTCCTCTGCCGCCTCCTTGGCGCGCTGCTCGCTTGTTTTTTTTGTTAGGTCGGTGAGCTCCTTTTCAATATCAAGTCTCTTTGCGGAACCCTCTTCGTATTTTTCAGCAAGGATATCCCACATTTTGATTTCTTCTTCAATGATATAATTTGTGTCTTTCCTATATTCGTATATGGACTGTTTCAAATTATTATAGGTGTTATCCGCCGCCTTTCGGGCCGCCTCCGTCGCCGCGAATGACTGATTGGCTATGCCTTCCGCCATTGCCTCAGGTATATTTAGGCCCGCTTTCTTAGCGGCTTCCATCATAGCGGAATTATTGCCGAGAACAGCCATTACCTCCATAGCCATATCATTGGTTGCCATTATCGGCGCCTTGGAATTATCCTTGATACCTTCAGCCATTCCTAAAGGTATCATCATCCCAACTTGTTTCCTGAATTCCTCAGATGGCGAACGGATCCCAAGGAAATTCTTGATCCCGTCCAAAGCGGATCTCCCAAGGTCCATCGCGGCAGCGCCGACATCGTAGATACCCTTAGCTATCCCGTCGAGCATTCCGTCAATAATCGCGCTTGCGATGTTGTTTCCGGCGTCGAGAAGGTCTTGTGTGTTTTCGCGTATCGCGTCAGCTATACCGTTTGCCAGATCGATTACCATTTTGAAGCCCGCGTCGACAACACGCGGCAACTCCTCACCCAAAGCTTCAAGGAAAGCGACGATAACATCCGTGGCCGATTTTGCGAGCTCCGGTATTCCGTCCGCAAGACCTTGCAAGATATTGGTGATAATCGATAGACCGGCAACAGTAAGTTCACCGATATTGTCAGCGATACCCCGGCATAAACCGACAAGCAGCTTCATACCGGAGTTGACCATATCCGGTATAGCGTCTTCAAGGCTGTCGAGCAGGCTTTTGATGCACACAATCATTGCCGCCGCCAAAGACGGAGCAACATCAATAAATACCAAAACCAAACCCTCCGCGAGAGCCTTAATAAGTTTCATAATCTCTGGTATTCCTTTGGTCACAACCTTGACAAGCTCAATAATTCCCTCGCCGATCTTCGCGAACATCTGCGGGATCAAAGCAAGCGCCATAACAGCCTTGGGCCCCAAGTCCGCCAAAATATTCAAAGCCTCCGAAAACAACAAAAGCCCCGCGCAGATCGCAAGAACGCCAACCCCAAGTACGGCGATAGCCGCCGACAACGCCAATATAACCGGAGTAAGCGGAGCCAAAACAAGCCCCGCAACCCCAACGATGACAAATATCCCGGCAAGCGCAAGCAATGCAACCCCAACCTCAGCCAAACTCATACTGCCAAGCGCCTGCAAAGCCTGCGAAAAAATAAGCATAGCCCCGCCCATAACAACCATAGCCGCCGCGGCCGCCAACAATTTCATAGGGTCAACCAGTTTGGTAAACCCGGCTACCTCCAACAATATAGCTCCGATAGCGACAACACCTTCGACCAAATCCCCGGTTCCCATACCGCCCATAGTCTTAACGGCATTGGAAAATATAACCATAGCCGCAGCTATAACGACCATAGCGGCCCCGGTCTTTAACAAGCCGTCAGGGTCAACGATTTTAGAAAATCCAGCGATTTCAAGCAATATAACACCAACCGCGCCAACGCCTTTAACCAAATCGCCGACATCTATAGACCCCATAGTCTTGACTGCATTTGCGAATATAAGCAGCGCAGCCCCAATAATAACCATAGCTGCCCCGGTTTTTATTAAACCGTTAGGTTCGATTAAATGCACGAAAGCCGCTATCTCAAGCAATATAGCGCCAACCCCGCCAAGCCCTTGCAAAAGCGTGTTGCTGTCAATAGAGCCAAGAGACTTAATAGCGCTTGAAAATATAAGCAATGCCGCGCCTATGAGGAGCATAGCGCCTCCGGTTTTTATTAAACCGTTAGGTTCTATTAAATGCGCAAAAGCCGCTATCTCAAGCAATATAGCGCCTATACCGCCGAGCCCCTGTAAAAGTTTACCGCTGTCAATAGAGCCAATCGATTTAATAGCGCTTGAAAATATAAGCATCGACGCGCCTATTAGAAGCATAGCCGTTCCAACGCCGTTTAACTGCGCAGGGTTTACCAGTTTTGTAAAAGCCGCTATCTCAAGCAATATAGCGCCTATACCGCCGAGCCCCTGTAGTAAAGCGTTACTGTCGATAGACCCCATAGACTTGACTGCGCTCGCGAATATAGTCATAGACGCGCCTATGAGAACCATAGCTATACCAATACCGCTTAACTTTGAAGGGTCAACAAGTTTGGTGAAAGCCACTATCTCAAGCATAATAACGCCTATTCCGGCAAGCCCCCGCATCATTTCATCCGGGTCAACCGAGGCCAACACCTTGACCGCGTTGGCCAATAAAAGAACAGCCGCCGCCATAGCCACAAACTGCCCGGAAATATTGACCATTTGCGCCTTCCCGAGAGACTTTTGCAATATGATCATAGTCCCGGCAAGCTCGGCAAAAAGCACAGTTATAGCCATAAGCGAGGTTTTAAGTTTATCCTCATCAAGCAGGCTAAGCACCACAAGCGATGCCGTAAGCATAGCGATAGCGCCCGCGATCGTCATTAAAGTCTTAGCCTTTATGGAATTATTAAAATTGTTTATGCTGTCTTTAAGGCCGTCGAAAATCCCCTTGACCGATTCAAGAATCTCATCCGCGTTCTTAAAGAGGTCTTTCATTTTATCGACGAACTTCCATATGCTGACTAATATACCGCCGGCCAGCAGAGTATTTACAACATCAAGAACCCCTTTTAACCCGTCGATTTTAAACGCCGAGCCAAGCGCGGCGCCAAGTTCTTTAAGCGCGTTTATAATAACTCCGGCAACGGTTTTAATAACAGGCGCAACCTTCTCAAACACGCCTTTAATAAACTCAAAAGCCTTAGACAAGGCGTTTCCGATCATAGTAAACGGCCTGAAAGCCGCCTGTGTCCCATTAGAAAAGCTGTTTAACCCGCCAAGGTCGATCCCGGCCCAGCCGCCAAACACCGCCTTGATCTTATCAAACGCCGCCTTGATCTTCTCCGCCGCGGTCTCAACCGCCCCCTGCAAAACCTGAAATATCGCCGTTTCTTTAAATCCGGCCAAATCCGCTTTAATACCGTTTACGATCCCGACAATAACATCGCGTATCTTACTGAAAGCCGCGTTAAACAGGTCTCCCTCTTTGACGGCGTCACGGACACCGACAAGAAAATCCCCGATCTTAGCGGTAAATCCAAGAAGCCCGTCCCCTGCCGGCAAAACCGCCACGACAAGATCACGAAACACGTTAAAAACCGCCCCAACCGCCTCTTTAACAATATCTAAAACGGAAAACAGCCCCGCAAACGTCCTTTTCAGCTTATCCGCCGTTTCTTCCCCTATTTTGATTTTCTCGGTAAAGGTTTCAAACGCCTTTGTTATGTCTAAAAGCTCCCCTGCTTTCAAAGGTTTAAATATCTCGCTGAAAGCCTCTTTAATCGGCTCAGCTACGCTCGCAAAACCTTCAAATATATTCCGAAACGACTGTATTAACGACTCCCGCCCACCAATAGCCTTCCATAACTCAAGAAACTCGTTTCGGGCCTCCGCGCCGGATGCGAACACCTCCCAAAGCGCGTTTGCTACATCCGTCCATAAAACACGGGCTTCTTCGTAATCTCCGATAATGATTTCAAAAGAAGTCATCCAGCCTGTGCTAACTGCATCCTTTACAGCTTCGATAGCGTCAGTTAAAGTTTTAGCTTCCTGCGCCGCCTTAAAAGACTTCTCTCCAAGCTCCATCCCGGTAGCGTCAACTAATTCCATAGCCTCACTGCAAGTTATACCCATCTTCTGTGAAATTTCATAGACTTCGTTGGCGTAATTACCATAACGGTCTAACGATTTGAGCAAAACATCGCTTGTAAACCAGCCATCTGACAACGTGCTTGAGAAATTCTCAAAACTCACCGTAGCATCTTTATCTAACGTGCCTACCGCTTTCGCCGTTTCAACAACAATCTCTTTAAATTCCTTGGTTGCCATATTCGCGTTTTCGATAGACTTCCAATCTTGAAGTTTAACTACGCCCATCCCGATAGACTGCGCCAGGTTATACATAGCGCGGCTTGCCTCATTGGTTCCCTGTCCCGAAATAGCCGCCCAGTTGGCAATGCCCTGCATCGCGGTAACAGCCGTGTCAAGCTCAACGCCCGCGGAGGTAAACTTACCGATGTTGTTGACCATATCTACGAAATTATAACTGGTTTCATCGGTAAACCAATTCAATTTTGCCAGCTGGTCATTAACAGCTTCAACGCTAAGCCCAGTAGCGGCCATTATCGTTTGGACGGACTTAGTCTTATCCTCATATTTTTTAAAGCCTGTCGTAATAGGTTCCGTAGTCAAAGATTTTATCATCTTTTCCCCGGCGTCTATGGCAGCGTTTGAAATCCTTTTAAGCGCCTCGACACCCATTATCCCAAGCGCCGAAAACTTCCCGGATATAGCCTCAACTCCTGAAGCAATGCCGGAGAGAGCGCCGCCGTCAGCTAAGTTACCAAGCCCTTTTTTCAGCTTTTCAAGAGAGCTCAGGCTCTCCTGTATCCCACTTTCAAACTGACTGTTGTTAAACTGCATATTAACAACACGGTTGTCCACAGAACTCATAAACCGCCGACCTCCCTCCAAACGTTCTCAGCTATTTTGTCGAATATAGGCCTTATAACGGGGTTGATATAATCCCGCCCCTCCACATATCCGCCGTTTCGCGTACCGTGTCCGTATTGCAAAATAATGGCGATGGGCACCCCGTCCACTACATTCGAGTTAATCCATTCGATAGAATATGAACCCCTGCGGACACTAACGGTATACCCCCAGCTCCCCGCCGTAATCCCGGAATCTACAGGCGTAGCCGCAGCCAAAGCCCTCACGCCTTGTTGTCCGTACGAATCCAATATACTACGAATATCAGCTTTCTTAGCCCGGTTTAAAAATCTTTCCGTATTCCTGAAATCACCCGAATGTTTGATAACGACCATAAGCCCATCGTCCTCCATTTTGATTTTGTAAGAGCTTATCTATAGCCATTAGCCGCAGGTTACGCTTTTTTGGTATAATCAAGCGCAATCCACCCAAGCCCGGACTTCAGCTTCCCCCATTTGTTAGCCCCGGGCCCGTCCGCTTCTTCTACGATAGTGTAAATATTCTTATCGTTGATCAGGCAGGTAACAGCCTTAGCCGCCGATGACGGTTTATCTCTCACATTAAGCGCCCCGACGGTAATTCTAATCGTATAAGGCTCAAATTTAACACCCGTCTGCGGCGATGAAACATTGTTGCTCACGCCTGCGCCGTCTTTAATATCCTTAAATATAGCCAAAATCTTCTCGCCATATCCCTTATCCGTCGCCCACTTCCCTGACAATTCCTCCCAAGTAGGCGCGATCCCTTTTTTAACAAACGAATACCGCGGGTCAACACAAGCCTGTTTCAGCGGCTCCTCTGTGGCATAAGCCTTCAGATGCTGTATTTGCGCCCGAACACCCTGCCTTGGGTCAGCGAATACATTTCCCGGATTTCCGTTCCCCGTCGCCCCGATACCCGCAAAGTTATTCTGTTCCGGCTTAACATCTCCGCCAAACTTCCAATAACCCGTTTCAACGCAGCTCTGGCAAAACGCGATATCCCCGCGGACCCCTTCGGCTTTGCCTTCCTCAATGTATAACAAAGCTAATTCCAGCGCCCCTAATCTCAATTTAGGCTCGGGGTTACGTTTGATTAAATACTGCGAAAGCGCCGTGGCCGAAACTTCCGCCGTTCCCAAAATTGGTGTCCCCGCAATCGTTTGCCCGTCTGCCGCCGATTGCGCCGCTCCGATAATCTTATTTACTTCGTCCGCAATAAACCCCATTTTCTCCATCAAATAATCCCCGGGACAAGCCTTCGCCGCAAACCACCGATGCACGGTCATATTCCCGGGGTTACTCTTATCGTTACGCCAAACTAACTCTTTAATTCCGTTGCGTTTACAAATATCCGCACACAGTTTAATCAGCGCATCCATAGCCTTATCGTTGACCTTATATGGATGAACACTCCCGCTAGCCACTTCAATGGTGACAGCCCGGTTGTCATTAGCCGCCGAAGAGGTACACCAAGACCGGTCTTTCTCCTCAACATACATCCCAATGCGCCCGTTAGAATCCACTCCGTAATTACTGCTTGCCTGTCTTGCCGCCGGAGCAAAAATATTCCCGCAACTCTCCACGGAAATATCCCCCGCCATACAGTGTATAGTAATAGTATCTATAGCCTTATTCCTCGGAGAATTCCGATTAGGCGAAATTTTCGTATAGTTAACCAGCGAAGAATTACTCATCGTCATCATCCCCCTTGTTGTCGCTCAATTCATCCTGCACCGTTTCATTTAAATCGTTAAAGTGTTCATATACATAACTGTCATCAGTCATAACTCTCACCTATCCTCTCGTATTAAACTGCCGCCGCCTGGCTTCATTAAGCGCCCGCTGCTGGCTCATTCGCGCCCCGCGCCCCATCTTCTTAGGCGGCGCGCTCTTAATATTACAAACCTTAATCAATGTTAAAAGCCTGTTCAAATGCCATTTCTGACACTCCATCGGAATATTCAGCGAAAACATCCAATAATAGATGACCTCAGACGTAACAACATCCCTCCCGGGCCGCGTCTTATCGGCCTCGTTAAACCAGGTAGCCGTCATCGGGGCGTTGATATACTCCGTTATCTGTTTGATGATCTCCCCCGGCATACGTAAATATATATCAGGACTGTGATTTTGAGAGACGGTCATACACCGTATATAATCGGTTATCTCCATCACAGTCTTCTCAGTCTTCCAAAGAAACGGCTTACACCATTTCGATTCCCATTTTGAAACAGAAACGAGAGAATGTTCAAGAGTAAGCGTTTCCTCCCGGCTCGTAACGAATGACGCCGAGATCTCGTCATAAAACTCCGCCGGCGGAACCGTTATCGTAAGCATCCTCCCGTCTCCTTCCAAAATTTTCTACTCAATAACAGGCGGTTGTATTTTTATTACCTCCGGTTTTTTATCCGGCGGCGGGACAATATTATTCGGAACAATCCCGTTAACAAACGCCGCAGCAGCGGCCGCGTCAGTCGCCAGCTCCATAAAGAGATTGCTGTAAGCCTCTGTCTGGATAAAAGCGTCCGACAGTTCCTTACTTTTAACAAATCGCTTTCCGTCAGGAGATTTTTCGCCATACGCCTTGATTATCATACTCTTAAAAGTCTCGATAATCTTAGCGGAGTCCCGTTCGGCGATGATCTTAGCAAGCATCTGCGTCATCCCGCCGGTAACGCCCATCTCCATCTCCATAACCTCCGCCCTTGAAAGATGAAAATAGAAATCCTCCGTACGCTCGTTCCCGTCATAGTCATCGTAAGTAATAGTTCTCTTTAGCATAAATATTCCCCTTTCAATTTAAAAACCCCGTTTACTGGGCTAACAGCGTAAGCACTTCCGCCGGCAGCGGCAATCTCGGCTCCGCAGCGGGATCATCCGACCCAAACAATATCTCCTCAAGCGCGTCCAACTTCGTCCTTTCCGCAGGCTCAGCAAACTTAGTCGAGTCGATCGTTATCGAAGCCGTAGGTTTGAGGTTTGGCACGGCCACAGGCGTAGTTGAAACCTCCCAGCTAAAGGTAATAGCTTCCGGCGAGTCGTTGATGGTTGCATACGCTTTCTCCGAAGGGGCGGCGATAGCTCCGTAAACAAGGTGCAGCTTATATCCGTACGCTTCGTTGTCGACATCGTTACCTAATACAGTTCTGTAAGCAAGCCCGAATGTCTTACGCGGCTGCTGCCCGATTTGCACCCCCGCGACAGGAACGACTGATCCGTCGCACTCCGCAAACTCATCGGGATAGGTATAGGCCTCGATAGTGGCCCCAAACTCCTCCGCCGAAATAAGGTTCAAATACTTGATATCATCCGCGTACAGCGGTGTTGCTTCCGCCCCGGAAGGTGACTCCGTAACTGCGGTAAGTCCGTTCCAGGCAACTCCGACAGGATAAGCGCCGTTTGCGTCACGTACATATAAAACTCCATTTCTAACGCCGGTCTCATATAAACGTTTCCCGACATCGTCCCAAACTAATTTAGCCATAAAAAATTCCTCCTTATTTTTAATAATAAACGTTATAAACATCGTGGTTCAGGTTATCCGCGGTAAAATGCTGCGCGAAAGAAGAAAGCGGGAGCCCGCCGACTTTAGCCGGTATATCGCTATCCGGGTTAGCGTCAATAACGGTAACCTGATAACAAATCTTACTGTTATAAGACACATCGTCCGCGTAAGTGGGATCAATCCCACTACGTTTGTATACTATGCAAGGGTACTGCATCCTAACCGTAGCCGGAGGCTGAAAATATACATTTGCCGAGCCAAGCGCGTTTGTTAATATATCGTGCAGCTCAAGACGTCTGCTCATTGTAAACCTCCCCGACAGTCAAAATTAAACGGGGGCGCTGCACCTCAACCGAGGAAATCTTCCACAACGCCCCCATCCACTGTACATAGCGCATAGCTGAAAAATGTTCATAAGCGTACGGGTCGGCGACTATGCTTATCTGATTGTCAATAACAAGGTTATCGTTCAGATTCTCCCCGGAGCGCGTGCGTGATGTATTGCGCACAACATCCCCGCAATACATCCGCTTGGTAACAACCTCCGTCCAAACTCCAGGGGCCGTCTCAACGTGCTCAGCATACCCAATTTCCCCGTAAAACTTAGCCATTTTGAATTTCTCCTTTCAAAGATAAACCAAGGCCTGCGTTACTTAATCGTTAAACTTCAACCTCCAGCGCGATCGCCGAATACGGTTTGGTCAGCGCCCCGGAGCAGCGCGTTTCGATAAGGTATTTCTGCGCGTTATAGTCAATGTCAAAGTCGTCAAACATATTAACGGCCCCGCCCTTATCGGCGCCGACGTTATAATCCGACAGATTGACAATAATCCCCATAAGCTCAAGGTCGTTAGTACCGTCGTTCCTTATCTGCCCTTCCATTACAGGAACGGTAATGATCTCCTTAACGCGCAGCGCCGTCGCCAGTTTAGCGACAGACTCATAGATAACGCGCCCGGTGGTGTCCTCGATCAAAAGGCAGTCGGTAACGATATCCTCGGTCGTATAAAGCGTAGGCTCACCCGAACCCTTATAGTTCTTGCGCGACTTAATAACGGTGCGGATAAACTCGCGCGCTTTCTGATCTGCCGTAGCGCCGGAAGCGACCTGAACAGGGGCCTTGATCGTATACAGGTCGTCATCCTTCCAAATCGGCCTGATGTTCTGTTCGTTGATCTTCTCGTCAGAGGAAGACAGCCGCCCGTCCCCGATAAGAAACGCCCGCGCAAGCTCCTCGTCCAGCATCATCCGCATCTCGGATTTAAGCCAGGCGACAACGTCAAAGTCAACGATATCCACAACATCGTCACGGTCCAATTTCTGTTTCTTATAGACCGTAGTCGGCGTAGTAGTACGCTTAAGCAGTGAGAATACCTGCTCCTTCTTCAAGTCGCCTTTGATATAGCCCTTGGCCCTCGCGTCTTCCTCCGTAATATCAGCCAGGATAGATTTAATGCGGCTAAACGGCGTGTTGTGTGTCCCGCTCATAACCTTCGCGACCCAACCCGTGTCCCTCTGGATAAATAGCGGGGTCTGCGTAGCGTTCTTAGCGTCAGGGAACAGATAGTCGATCTGGTCAATGCCGTGAGCGATAACACTGTCCCTCAAACTCCCATACCGCTTAACGTCGGCGAATATAGCCTCCGTGTCGGAATGGCTTAAGAAGCTGCCGGCGTCTTTCTCGTCTTGCTCAAATACGTTGTGTTTCACGTCCTTACCCCCTTTAGATTCGTCTTCGTCATCCCCGCCTGCGTCCGCTTCCTCAAGCGCCTGCCCGATCAAAGCGTAAACAACAGTTTTTTGCTTCTCGCTAAGCGTGTCAAACACGTCCTGAACGGTCTCTTCGCTGTCATCAGCGTGCTGTATTTCCGGATTTCTTGTTGCCATAGGTATATCCTCCTTTTCCTCATCCTCACAATCATCGGTGTGAGCTAATTCAAACATCTCGCCGCTGTAAATAATAGCCTCGTCGTCCGCTTCCTCCCCGTGTTTCAAGACGTTATCGATAAACGCCCCGGGGTTAGCTCCGGATAAAACAAGGCTCACCTCACGAATCTCACCGTGCATAACACTCGCGCCCTGATGCTTCAGATGGTTAGCGTAAATGGATAATGACGACACATCCCCGTGTTCAACCAACTGTTTTGCGTTCCTTCCGGATTCCGTGCCGTTAAAAGTGCAGTACGCGTAAACGCCCTCATTGCGGTTTTCAAGCGTAGCGTGCCCGAGTATGTTAAACGGGTCGTTATGCTGATGGTTCCAAACAAGCGGAACAGTGATCCCGTCATTATGCTTAAACGCATCTTTTAGGATAGTGCGTCCGTCCGAGCATTTAAGATTATGCCGTGTACAAAACCCGCTAAAATCCGCCTTAATTTTTGGCATTTTGAAATTTCCCTCCTTCTTTTAAACTTCTAAAAATCCTGCCGCGCTTAATCAAGGGTTTTCTTTATCTCCTCATTTTGAACTCCGGCAGGAGCGATGTTCTTGTTTCTAAGCTCATCCGCCTTAGGGTCGCCCGAGGGCCTCATCCCGACAATCTGCCTTACCTCATTGGAGGTCAGTATCTCATTGCGGGTAAATCGGTCGGCAATGTTGGCGATCTCGCTTACGGGCACCATCTTAAACGGATCCATAAAGAACAGAATTGCCTGTTTCTGCGTCCGGGCAGTCTTAGTTAAAAACTTCCGCGTCATCTCATCAACAATGGCTGATAGTATAGGCTTAACCGTCCTGTTATAATAATTGAGCATAGTCTTCTCATCCGCAGTCCCGTCTAAAACCGCGGCGTTAATCCCCAACTGGCTATAGAGCATCTCCGTCAGATACTCGATCTGCTTCATCAGGTTATTCTCAACCGGTCTGTTCAACTGCTGTATACGCTCCGTCCCATCCGTATAGGCGATCCCATACTTAGAGCCCTCAAGCTGCTCTTCGATCTCGCGTCTGCGTTTTTCGGCCTGCTGCCGTCTCGCCTCAGTCTTAATGATGTAAGGCAGTTGAATAATTAAATCCAGCTTCCCGGCGCTACTCTGCTCATCTACGCTGTCAAGCATAGACAGCTTGCGTATAAGCCTCTGCATAGTAGAGTTAGGCTCATTCATAACCGCAAAGAAGGGATTTTCAACAATAGCCGTAACAGACTTTGCCATCAAAATATCCTCTTTGATCCCTTTCATTTCGTTATAGGCCCGCACCTTGATGTGCGACGGCTTCCACTCCAAAATCTGCCCGACACGCATAGACTGAATATCGTAACCACCCGTAACGTTAGGGTTAAATGTAGTGTCGATGGGCACTATAGCCACACACCCCTCATCGAGCATACTCATAGCCGCGTCCTGTATAAGCGCCCGCCCGGTTTGGTCGATATTGGCCGCAACGCTCAAACACTCGTTTAGTCCCGATGTAACGACCTCAAGAAAATTCCCGTTTTCATCCGTCCGCGAGTGTTTAATATTAACGTCAGCAACGTCAAGCGCGATACGGTTATACACAGCGGTAACGATAGTCCTCTCATTCCCCCGCGAAAACCGCGCCCGGTCAGGCCGGTAAGATGACCCCCGTCCAACGTCAACACTAAACTCCGCCGTCGGGTCCCTATTTAAAAAAGCGTTCCAAGCGTGTTTCAGCCTCGAACTAAGATTTATCGCCATTTTGAATTATCACCTCATTTGACAAATGTTAATAATTAGCGTATAATAGCCTCACAGAAAACTGGAGGAGGCGAGGTTTATGGCTTACGAAACGAAAACACTGTTAATGTCGATGGCTCAATACGCTATCGCCAAACAGTCAAAAATGATGTACGATTACGTAGCTAAAGTGGCAAATGTAGAAGGTCTGATTTTAGAGCCGTTTGAAGAAGTAAAAGAAACGGAAAAAGACGAGTAGGGGCGCCAAGTCACGGCAAAGCCGTGACAGGTTGCGCGTCCTTACTCATTCAAACGCCTCCCTATTCAGCTTAAATGCGATGTAAGCATCCATCATAGCCGCCACAGCGTCGATCTTCTGCCCGGACCGCTTCTTCAACAGCTTCCGGTTCCCATTAGTATCCTCCAAGGTAATACAGTTGCCCATAGCCCAACCCATAAGCTCCTCGTCAAACAACAGCATCCGCTCTTCCGACAGTTTCTTAAGCTCCCCAAGTGGCACGCTTTCAGTCTTGACCCCCTGTATAACCTTCTCGATCCCAAACGGCCCGTTCTCCGCCGCCCACCGCTCCACAAACTCCTTGGCGTTATAAGGGTCAAATCCCAAACACCGCACGTCATACCCGCGCTCGGTGATATGGTTGTCCAAATCGTCATAAACCTGCGTAAGGTCAAGCACTGTCCCCTCAAGGACGATCAAAGACCCCTCCGCCATAAACTGTTCGTACTTGATTCGCATAGCCGCCGGCAGTTTCATTAGCGTAAGCGATGAAATATAGTTGCGCGTCTTAATTCCGAAACAGCCGTTAGAAAGCGGAAACAAAAACGTAAATGCGCAAAAGTCATCCCCCTGCGACAGGTCCGCCCCCATCGCGCAGGCCATCTGCCAGTAATCCCGCTTCCGATGCGGCAATGTCTCTTCATAGGTAAAATAATAGGTATACCCCTCCATCGGTATCCCAAACCGCTTGGCTAAAATATCGTTACGCGCGGCCGGCGCGTTCTCCGCCCGCTCAACGTCCTGCTGATAAGTCTCATAGCTGACAGTCTTGCCAAGGTTAGGGTTAGCCTTCAGCCACATAGAAGGGTCTGCGACCTCGTCCAAACTGTCTAATCTATAATGCCAAATCGAAACGTGCGGATTAACATAATCCCCCTTAAGGATAGAAGCCAGCTCCATTTTGATTGTATCCCCGCTCCCGTTACGGACAGTCCCTTCCGAGCTCATAGCGACGATCAGCCAGTCGTTAACCTTGGCCGCCCCCTGTTCCACAGCCCCTACAACATCCTCCCGGATATCCCCGGATAGCCACTCGTCGATGGTAGTCACCTTAGGCCGCGGCCCTTGCAGCTTATCAATACTCATAGGCCGTATCTCAAGCAGCGACCCCGTAAGGAAATTCTCGATCCCCTTCTTGGTAGAAGCCAGTTTGACCCGGTTTATCCTATTCCCAGCCGTGCTGCGGATGTTCCCCTCGGTCAAAAACTTAAAAACAGGCCCCCGCGCCCGTATAATCGAAGTCCGTATGGGCGAAAGTATCTCCTCCGCCTGTTTCATAGTAGGCGCGGTAGTGATCTGGTGTGTTGTAGTGGTATCAACATTCAGAAAATAACTATGGATAAAGGATCCGTACATAGACTTAGCGGCCCCGCGGGCGACAATCAGATACTGCTTATTAACAAGCCTGTGTTTAACAACAACATTGACATACCGCCCGCCGGGCTTATCACGGTAAGGCTCAAAAACAGAACGCTCGACAAAGTAATACCACCCGAATATCTGCTCCGCCCAAACCTTAAACGTATCAAGAAGCGTCAGATCCGCCCCGTCGGTAAGCGTCAGCTCATTCTCACAATAAGCGATAAACCCGTTAATAGCCTCATCGTCATAGTAAACCCCGGGATTGCGAATAAGGTCATCGATCCGGTTCATCTCAAGCGAAATCTCCCGGCAAACCGGAATCTCCCCACGCAAAACGGCATCCCGAAATTCACCGTAATACCGGGGTACAGCGGTGTTCGATAATGCCATAGTGGGTCAGCTCCTTATTTATTAACGTTTAACAATCAAACTACCGATAGTAACCGCTCCTATTTAGAAATAATTAGTTTAAAACGGCGAAAGTCCCAATATTACTCTCGTCTTCATTCTGGCTGCCTTTTGTATTACCGGCTTAACGATGCCTTTCAATTTACCCATATTGCCATAAATACCCACAGCCGCGCCGGTAACGGCCGCAACAGTAGTTCCGGCTTTAATAAATTTGCCAACATAACTTTTCCCTTTAACCGCTTCGTTTGATAACTGTGAATACATTTTTTCCCTCTGCATACGCGTTATAGAAGCCTGAAGCTCGGCGTCGCTCATATCCTTTGGTTCTTTCTTACCTTCTTTTTTACCTCTGCCGGCCCTTTTAGGATCTTTCCGTACACCCCATTTCATACCGAGTATCCCGTGATGCGCTAATTCGCTATTCAAAAATATCACCTCGCTATAATTTGCGATACCTCGTTCTAACTATTTTTGACATAATATCCTTTGCTTGTTTAGTTACAAACGAGTCTACTTTATCTTTGTTCTTAAAATATAATGCCGATGCAGCCGCTACGGTTAACGGCCCGGTTACCCCTAAAAACTGTTTTATCGTAACCCGTGTTCTATACGCAGCGTCAATCCTTGTCCTCTTACCGACAGCTTTTTTCGCCGACCGTGCATAATCTACGTCCTCAATCGCCTTATTAAACGCATCCTCATAACCTGGTACATTTTTCTTTTTCTTATCCAACTCCGCTTTTAACAGTTTCCTTTTTGTTCCTGCGGTTTTACCGTAAAACATCTTGGCATCTGCATATCGTTTAGCGTCTTTCGCCGCAAGACGTTCAGTGCTTCTCGTCGCTCCGCTCGTATTGTCTTTTCTGACGCCCCATTTCATTCCAAGTACGCCGTAATGAATTAATTCATCATTCATAAATAATCCTCCTAAAAACCTTAATAATTAAATCTTTTAATGTCTATTCGTTTACCAGAGTTCAGTCTTTCGATATTATCCGGTGTCGCTGATATATATGAGATAATTCCACTGTCTTTGTGCACAGTATCATAACAGGCACCTATCAACCAATCATCCTTTGGAATCGGTTTTGAGTGGAATAAAAACGCCCACCAATCGCCCAAATCAAGACAGTCCAGCAACACATTTCTCATCGGTAATTTCTTTAGTGTAAGGTAAGCATCTTTTATTCCCATTTTAATTATCCCCCTTTGTTCTTAACGCATTTCAATGCGTTGTTTGTAAAATCGAGATTATCGGTTCTCATATATTTAACGCTCGAAGCGTTTTTAATATAGTTATTAGCATTATTTGTAGGTACTTGCGCATCAATAAATTCCGCTTTTCCGTTTTTCACCTCAACGGAATAAATATGACCGCCCTTCATAATACCTTTCCACTGAACTATCACACTGCCTCTTGCCCCCTCGCCCCATTCCGCGATTTTTAACGGTACATTATTTTTTTGCTTCGGTGTAAAAGCTGTATTAATTTTGGCTCCTTTATATAAAGCTTTAATTTCGCCAGTTACCATCCCGTCAAATAACGGAAGAGCTTCTACGTCATATCCGCGCCTTCGTAACTCATAAGCCATAGCGCAGTTCGGACAATTTACGGTAAATTGTCTATTGGCTGAATAGTTTGGATTTACTGCTTTGAGGTCTGTTTTTATTGTATGATTACCGTTTTGTTGCTGTAAGTCCGTTTTGTTTTTTATACTGCTTTTCTCGATACTGACTGTGTTGTTGAGTAATTTATGAACCGCGGTTTTTCCTGCTTTCTGTAATGCGAACCCTGTAGCAGTAGAGGTTATACTCATCACTAACGGGTCTAATGAAGTATCTTTTAATATTTCTTTAACGATCTTTTCTCCGGCTTTTGTTGTAGCCGCCGACATAGCCATAGTTAATCCCATCTTCGAAATAGGGGAGCTCAAAAACGCGTCTAAATAGTTTTTAAAACCACTATTATCTCTCGTATTTTTCTTTTCAGACGGCTTCTGTATTCTCGTTCCGTCCTCGTTCTGATACCGCCGAACACCCCATTTCATACCGAGTATCCCGTGATGAGATAATTCATTATTCAAAAATATCGCCTCCTATATTGACTTTACACGATAACCGTGTTTTAATATTATTCAGCAGCAACCAAAAGAAAGCAGGTGCTCATATGACCTCCAAAAAAGGCTGTTTCAATGAAGAATGTGTGGTTTACCAAGACCAACAACCAAAATTTAGAAGTGCATATACTTATTGTCCGTTCTGTGGAAGTAAGCTCGATTATGTTTGCAACGATAATACGTGTTATAACCGTTTATCTAAACGTTTAAAAATTTACTGTGATGGCTGTCGCGCTAGGCGAGATGAACAAAAAGAAAAAGTTAAAAATGCGGTTATCAATACTCAAAAAGTTGCCATTGGTGTCGCAGCTTCAGCCGCAGCAACGGTCCCAGCAGTTATTGATGCGGTCAAAAAATTAAATCGTAAAAATTAACTCGTTCCATAACCATACTTTAATATTACAAGCACTAACCCTTAGGAGTGACTATAATGGATCCCAATAATGAAATAATTACCGCCCTGATAAACATAGAACACATCCCTCCGGCGTTACAAACAAACCAATACGCCCTGAAAGACTATACAAAAATATCTTATACCGAAATTTCAACATTAGGAACAGGTCTTTCGACTTTGATAAGTGGTTTTAAACCGCTCACACAAGCGGGGGGCTCTAATAATGAAGTTTTATATAGAGCGTTCACAAAAGAGGGCGTTCCAAGCGTATTACAATATCAATTCAAAGACAGCCCTGGTAAATTCGTAAGCTCTTATCATTCCGGAGGGAAAATAGCCCAAACGCGTTTTCAGGCAGTAACGAACACATCAATCCCATATGACCCAACTGCGCTATTTATGATGGCTGCCTTAACAAGTATAAACAAAAAATTAGACGCTATCCAAGAAACACAAAAAGAAATCGCCGCCTTTCTGCAAGACGACAAAAGGTCAAAACTCAGAGGCAACCTAAATTTTCTGATAGACATTTTTAATAACTATAAGTTTAATTGGGACAACGCCACATACAAAACCAATATGCACGTCAAAGTGCAGGATGTAAAACAAGACGCCGAACAGAATATCGACTTCTACAGGACACAAATAGAAAAGCGTATAGATAAACGCGGCCTGTTTGTCGCCGACCAAAATGTTAAAGACAAACTCGAAAAAACACAGACAGATTTTAAAGATTATCAATCCGCGTTGTATCTATTCGGCTTCTCGTCGTTTCTCGAAGTAATGTTATTGGAAAATTTTAACAGTGAATATCTTGACAGTGTCGCCAACAAAATAATCGGCTATTCCGACCATTATTCTAATCTTTACACATCCTGTTCCAATCTGCTCGAAAAGGATTTTAATTCTTCATTGCAAACAAATCTTCTCGGCGGCTTAGCGAAAGTCAGCGAAAAAACAGGAAATTTAACGTCAAAAATACCAGTAATCCGTAACTCTGGGTTAGACAAAAACCTAATCAACGCAGGAAACAGCCTAGAAAATACCAAAACCAAAAGAATAGAGAAAAGCATAGGTCTGTTCGCGGATAGCAAAGATAACTTCGTCCGCCCTTTTATAGAGCATATAAATACTGTTAACCAATTATACAATCAACCTATGGAATTTCTATTCGACCAAGAAGGAGTGTATTTGAAACTAACGGCGTAATACTCACTCCGCCGCCTGCACCCGCCAATTATGTCTATTGACTTTTCCTAAATTCTATGTTTTAATTAGGTAAGCTAAATAAAAGGAGATGATCATATGGCAACCGTTACAGAAATCAGGCACTTTGAAAGGAATTTTTTGATTAGCCTGCTAAAAGCCAAGGAAACCGGCGACATTGACGATTTGATAATAACGATGAAAACGCAAATGGAGCAAGAAGACGTAAAGATAGTTGACGAATATATGACCGAATGGAGAGACAGTAAAAAGAAATAATCACTCCACCGCCGCCTGCGCCCGCCACTCAAACTCCGAGATCATCTTATTCATAGACTCGATAACAGCGGAATTAACAGGCGGGTCAAACATCAGCTTCACCTTCATATAAATATAAGACTTAACCATCCAAACCGTCGCTTCATCCGCTGGCGCAAAATCCGCCCACGTCGCCGTATCGTCCGAAATCGAAAATCCGACGACAGGCCCAACCCCAATCTGCGCCAAAATCGCAAAAACAGAGTTAATGTGTATAATAATATCCGTGTCAAAGTGCGTATAATCCGCCTCAATCCCAAGCAACTTCTTGACTGACATCAATATACTGTCCATAATCAAACACTTCCCTTCCAAGGACAAGTATCATTCCTGCTGCGCGCGACAGGAGCTTGAACCAACAGCCCCTCGTCCCCATAATGTATAGCATTATGCGTGTTATGCGTGGTGCAAATCAAATATTCCGGATCGATTAAACCCTGTCCGTCGTCAAAATCCTTTGGTAAAACAGGGTTTATATGATGTATAACGATCCGCCCGAATATGTCATACCCCTCGACGCCCAAATCGCGCCCGCAATCCCGCACAATAACAAAGTCCCGGCAATCCTTCCACTCCCGGGACTTATAAAACCTTTGGTTAATATATCTGTCAAATCCGAAAGTATCCTCTCCGACTTTGCCGTCTAATTTTAAATACTTAAAACGTTCCTCGAATGTCTTGAGTTTTACCAATTCCGAATAAGTTCTCATAGAATTTATCACCACTCGTTTGTCGTTATCTTTGTAACAATTTCGGTACTTATTCTACCTTCCGGCATTGGTATTTCTTCATCATCGCTTTCTGTATTGTAACAATATACCTCTCTATCACCAACTATATCTACGATTTTTTTCCATACAACATCGTCTTTTGAAAGATTATTAAAATCATAATTCAACCCGAGCGATTTCATATATGTAATTTCTTCATCAGTAAACATAGTCAAACCTCCTTTTTAATTAATTATCATTTTTCCATACTGTTATGACGGTTCCGCTATCCGGATTCACATTCACAATCGCCTTTTTCCCAATAAATCGTTGGCTTCTTCGCCCTTTATTATCAATTTTTTCACTTTCAATAAACAAAGGGTTTTTAAACGCATCAATAATTTCATTCGCTCCGACTTTCCTCGCCCTTGCCTGTTCTTTAATGTGCCTCGAAATGCGCGTGACTGTTAAACCATTCTTTGCAGTAGCACCAACTAATTTATTATTCAAAGTCGCTTTAATAGAGTTCCTATTATACTTTAATTCCTCTTTCGTTCTTCGTACGTGCCACTTCATTCCTTTAATGCCATAATGCCACAACTCGTTTTGTTTATAATACCACAAATACACCCCTCCAATCAATCCTCGCTTTGATTCCCGCTATAACTCTTCATAGCGTTAAGTGCGTTAGCGTAAAGCTCCTCGATCCTCTGCGCAGATTGCAAGGTTTGTGTCTTAGCCGTAATTAATTCTTTCTGCTTCTCTAATATCTCTTTCTCAATGCGCTCTTTGGTAGAACCCATCTTTAAATAATGCGTAATGACCTGTGCCGAAGCCGTCCCCTCTATCAACTGTTTCTCCGCCAAGTCAATAGCCAATGAAACCAACTGATTCTCCCGGGCCTCCGGTGTCAAAGCCGGCCTCATCTTCCGCTTCTCGGTGTTTCCGTCCCCGGCCCTAACCCCTTTCATCCTAATCCACCTCACTTTTACAACACTTTCAATAAAGAATATATAAGAACTCGCAAGGTTTGCCGCCACTCAATTCGCTGAAAGGAGAATCAAAGACAAAGAGGAAACCGCAACACCACCCCGCGAGCTCATATATACCCTCTACAATCCAAATCGCCCACCAAAAATATCCCCCCGGAGCATTTTCAAAGACTGATGTGATGACGAGGGGGTGTATTTTTAACAGACCCCTCCCTATACCTCTTCAATCTTGTTAAAGATAGGCATAGGGAAGGAATAAAAAAATTAATTGCAGACTTTGACGTAGATGTTTCTGAAGTCATACTTGATTATCTCATCGATTGCGCGCTCAACCTCGGCGTCGTTCTCTTCTTCCGATAGCTGGTCGGAAGTCCTTGCGATTCTGCCTAAGTATGCGCAGGTGTTATAGCCTTTCTCCAAGTCAAACAGGAGCCAGCGAATGAACTGCTTCGCCGGACTGTAAGGGTTGTCGATAGTTGTTATCATACAAATATTGCGCGTTGCCTCAGCTTCAGCGGTGTTGTGTTTGAAATCATCCATTAGCTGTTCACTCCTTTCCCCTGATGTAGCCAGACACTGTCGATGTAGACACGCCTACTGCCTTAGCGATCTCCGCCGTGCTGTATCCGGAGATCTGCATCACTTTGATTTTATTTATCTTGGCCGCGCTCAGCTTCGTTGTGGATCTTGGTGTAGCGCGCTGCCGGAGATCGTCGATGTCGGTCCGGTTGATGATCGCCTTCAGTTTGTTCTCGCTGACGGCCCCGGCCTGTATCGCTTCCCATTCGCGGTCTGTCACCTTGATTGTTTCCCGCTTGGCGCCTACAGAATTTCGCGCGGCTGTCAAAGCCTGCTGGCTCGCCTTGCGAATCTCTTCGGATGTCATATCAGGATTATCCTGCTTCTTAGCTTTCATTACAGCGTTCGCCATAATCTGCGCCTGCTTCTCCTTAGGCCGGTTCTTCTCGGCGATGTTTAGTTTAGCCATCAACGAATCATACTCTTTTTGGTATGTATCCTTAGCGGCCTTCGAATACTCGATCTTTCCGGTAGAAAGAATCTCCTTACGCGCCGTGTTCGCCATAGCCTTCATCTTATTGGCATAACTTGCGTAGACTTCCTCCTGAGGCGTTCCGGACGACAGCGTTCTCGCGTCCCGGGTCTCCGCCATCTGCGTGCTTCTCTGGTTTTTCTCTTTAACCTTGCCTGTCTTTGTGACATACGTAGGCTCGTCTACGTCTTTCCAAATCTTCTCTCCCGTAATTTCATCTGTCTTAGGGCTGCCCTGTCTTTTTGTAACAGACTTCTGAGATTTCGCTCTCGAAAGAAGTGTGGAGGCGCCCTCGCTGTAATTATCATTTTCGTTTTGATGCCCCTGATACTTCTTTTTCAAAGAAGCGATCCCGTTGTCAGCTTCGCTTTTCTTATAATCCAAACCGTGTTTAACAGAATCGATCACCACCATACTATGTTTGACGGCCCTCGCGATCTCGTCCTGCGAAGCGCCCTTCAAGGTCATATCGGTAATGAGGTTTGATACCTTCCCCATTTCCATCTGCTCCTGCGATTGCTTCATAACCTTACTGCCGGGCCGCTTAGGATACGCCATCTTTGTATCAAAGCCCTCAAGCTCTTTAAGCGGCGGGCTATGCGTAATCTTGACCTTATCGTTGACTGGGATCACCATAACAGTATCACCGTCAAAGTCCGCCCCGGAAAGCCTTGCCGCGACCTTAGCGTTGATCCCGACAGCGTCGGCCGGAGTGTTCCCAAGGGCATTCATAACATCCTTCTGCTTATTGTTAACCGTCACAATAGGTATCTCAAAAGTCCCGCCGTGCGGAAACCTGATCAGCGCAACCTGCTCGCCGTTGTTATAATTCGGGGCATACACCTCGTCATCCTTCATCGAAGGGATCGGTAAGATAACCTGATAACCCTGCCTTGGCAGGGCCGCCGCTTTCAAATGGACTGCCGCCGAATCACAGTCCTCTGAAAATGTCTCAAGCAATGCCTTCTTAACCGTCGGGTTATTCAAAGCCATAATATCATCAAACTCAGCCTGCTTATCCGCGACGTCGAGGTTCAGCTGTTTCTTCATCAACTCCACATTCTGCTTTGCCAGAAACTGCGACGGAAGCCCTTTGCTCCAGTCGCCCCAATCTCCTTCCTCGGCGCGTTTATTGATAAGTGACAACTGGCGCTGCCCGTTCTCGTCGATATAATAGCTCTGTCCGCCGGCTTTTATCAGCGACCCAAAGGGGTTATCCGGATCGTTTTCGATATTCTTCAGCACATCCTCTTTAGATGTCCCCTGTTTCTTGTTTGTATAAAATACAATATCGGCGCCGTCCGGCATATCATCCGAATATATAGCCATACCTTTTACGTATTTGGTGTCATCCACCAAAATCCGCACCTGCGCGTAATGCGATTCCCCAAGGTCAAGGTCATCCACACCGCGGCGTATCTCAACAACCCCGTCCTTCTCAGAGCCGCCCTCCTCGGCATAGCAAATCTTTATCCGGTCGGAATCCATACTCTTGGGATATATAAAAGTGTCAAAGGTATCCCCGCCGTCGTGCGAGACATACTCCTTAACCGACCCTATCTGATCGATGTTATCATACACATCCTTATAAGGCGTACCGGGAGGGCACAAAACCTTTATATTTGTCTGCTGTCCCGGGTTTGTAACCTGTGGGATCCCGCGCCCGTAAACCTCATAACCCTCACCCTCCAAAATATAAAGGGCCTCTCGCATCTTCTCCGCTGAGATCCCAAGCTCCCGCTCGACGCCTTTACCGACTTCCAGCATTCCTTTCTCCGCAAGCCGGGCTTTCAGAAAATCCGCCGTATTGCGAGCCTGGTTCATCAGCTCTTCTGAACGCGGGTCCAACAGCGAGCGCACGGTGGATTCGTTGATCCCCATCTGTCGCCCAATCTCATTCAGAGAATATCCTTTATCCTTAAGCCCTTTAGCCGTCGCGACGTCCAAATTCCTACGCTCATTCTTAGCGATAGAAATATAAGTACGCATATCAGTCGTAGACATCCCCAAATCCTTAGCGATATCGGCGTCTTTCATCCCCTGTTTTTTCAGCTCGTTGATACGCGAAATAAAATCCCCGCTGCGCTGATACGGATTATCTCCGGATCCCCAAGGATACCGCCCGGAACGTTTGGGCATCCCATAATGCATCAAAATATCATTAGCGATTCGATTCATAACTCAGCTCTCCTCAGCTCTGATTTTCGTTATAACTTTGTCAAAAGATATAATTTTATCTGTAAGCGCCAACACCTCCTCAACACTCGGTTTGTGACACAAAATATCATCATTCTGATACAGCCGAAGTTCTATCTCGATGTCTGCCGGTTTTACTTTATATTCCAAGCAAAACAAAGCGGCGTAGATCTCAAGCTGCTCCATATGCGCCGGAGTGACGCCCGTCTTCAAATCGTGTATACGCAAGATATCATTGCGAAAAGCGATGGCGTCCGCAGTCCCGAAGCAGTTGTCAGAAAAATATAAAACCTGCTCGGGCGTCATCTTAAACCCGATCGCGTCGTTTACGTACATATTGAGCGTCTTGCGAGATTTAGGCAGCTTCTGCCCAAGCCTGATGCACTGCGCCGCAAACTCGTGAAACTGCGCGCCCTTTTCCTTCGCCAAATACCGCAAATATACATCGGCTACCTTATCCTCGTCATAGTTGATCCAATGATACTTACTGGCTCCGAGAAACGCGTGCTGCCCCTCAAGATTGGAATGTTTGAAGAAGTTCATCAAGCACCTCCTCCTTGTTCTCGGGAAATATAAACCGCGAGAAAGACATATCATTCATCAGTCCCACATAATACTCCTGATTGGGCCGCTTCTTAGCCTTAGCGTTTCTCTTACACTCAAGCAGCGCCCATTTGTCGTTATACAATATCAATAGATCAGGAAACCCCTGAATGTAATTAGCGTCCGTTTTCTGTATCACACAGCCGGGAAACATCCCTTTCAGCTCCCGGATAAGCGACGCCTGAAAATTATTCTCCTTCATCGACGGGCCTCCTTTTCAAAATATCAATAAAAAAAAAGAGAACCGCCGAGAAGCAGTTCTGATTTTAGTTTCTCTTTAAAGTGTTTTCATTTGAATTGTTTAACGTTTACTTCTTTCCCTTTTTTCGCTATTATTTTCACCATATTTTGCGGTATCGCAGGTATTTGTGAAATTTCGCCTGTTTTTTTATTAACCGCGTCGTAACAAGCGCCTAATAAACTTTCACCTGGTCCTAATTCTCTTTTGTAAAATAAAAACAACCATTGGTCTTCTGTATCTATACACCCTATCAGTATTTTTTGATTTTGCAATTTCTTTACTTTTTCATAAGCCATTTTAATGTTCATTTCTTTACCCTCCAACTCGTTTCTTCACAGTATCTAAAATATCTTCATTTAAGTCAAGATTATCGGTTCTAAAAAGTGATAACCCTTTCATAAAATAAAAATAAGTTTTTACATCGCGCATATTATTCTGCGCGTCTAAAAAATTAACAGCCCCATTTTTCACTTCAACATTAAATGTATGCGCTCCACCAAAAAATTTCCACCCTCCGGTTATAATACCCCTTGCTCCTTCACCGCAGTTTAACATATACTCTTCTATATTGATTATTGTTTCTTTTGTCGGAACCTTGTTTCTTCGCCAAAAAGTATAATCTAATTCCTCCACTTTTGCATTTTTATATAAACTTGCTATTTCTTCCGTTGATCTGCCGTCAAACCTCGGAAGCGCCTCAACATCATAACCACGCCTTCGTAATTCATAAGCATTGACACAGTTTGAACAATTTATTTGATTGGCTTTCCCTGTTTGCCCCTTTTCATTAAAGTTCGGATTTACTGTTTTTAAATCTTGTTCTATTGAATGTTCCCCTTCTATCTTAGGTAAATCAGATAAACTTTTTATATCACCTTCAAACATAGACACTGGTAAATCCTTAAACTCTTCATATATACCAAGACCGTTAGTTACTATTTTTGTATTTTTAAATACTCCTATTTTATATGCGCCGTATACGGCTAAAACACCGCCTACAGCTATAACACCGGTTCTTATAGCTTTTTTCTGCGCTTCGCTTAAACCCTTCCGTTCTTTCGATTTTACGGGTTGACGCGCTTTCTTCCTCCTTTTCGGTTCATACTCTTTCCGTACGCCCCATTTCATTCCAAGTACGCCGTAATGGATTAAATATTTATCAGACATTTTATCACCTATATTTCAAAATATCAATAAAAAAAAAGAGATAGTAAGCGCAGACCGCCTTCTATCCCTCTTCTTCATAAAAGAGTATGTTTTTTTCGCGCATCAAAATTTTAGCAAAAAATATCAATAATTTGTGTCAAAAAGTGCCCGTGGCCAAATGCCCACTTTTTTTCGCATATTATTATATAATTATTATTTTTTTCTCGCGTTTAGTTAGTAAAAAAAGTGGGAAAGTGGCCACGAAGCCTTCAAACCCGCTCATAGAGCCAAAAACTCGTGGCCAAATCCATTTTCAAAAGTGGCCAAAAGCCCACTTTTTTTGGCCAAAATTGTGAATTTTCGTCACATTGAATTTTAATTTTAAGAATTTTTTGCAAATTGGACAAATTATTTGGCCAAAAGCCCACTTTTGATTTTAAAAGTGGCCAGAATATCAATCGGTTTTTTCGCCTCCGTTCGGACAATTTTCACGGTATTTCGGATATGTTTCACTTTCACAAGCAACACACAGTGGTCTGTGTCTTCCTTCTGTTTTTGAGTAATCTCTTTCCTCGACACGGTCTACCCAATAATACTCACCGGTCTTTTTATCCTTCTTAAACTTTGTAACCGTAACCTGCATATATAAAATCTCCTTTCACAGCAAAACTAAAAGTCTTTGTTTTCACATCGACCTTTAGTTTGAGTTAGCGTCTTACGAAATCATAATACGATACTGCTCTTTCAGCGCTTCACTCGCCTGAACATCTGCTTCAATTCTGACAATAAATATTATCTTCCGTCCCCTTTCATAAACCGCATCTCGTTAAACTTCTTCTTACTCCTAAGCGCCTGCCCGATAGCAATATCAATAGGCGCCCGTGACTTCAAGTGATAGTAATACAAATCCGTATAAGGCGTATTTAGCCTATCTATCCTACCTGAAGCCTGCACCATAACCTTATAAGAATAATTCTGCGAGTAGAATATCACAGTGTCAGTCTTAACACAGTTCCACCCTTCGCACCCCGCGTTATACTGCACTAAATATATCCATTTCTCACCTTCGGGAATAGGCTGGTGTTTATGCCCGTTCCACTCTGCATATTCGCACCCGACCTCCTTCAACAACTCCAACTCATAATCAAAGTTGTAAAAAATTATAGCCTTTTGGTGATCGGCCAAAATATCAATAACAGCAGTCAGACGTGATACGTCGCAATTAACAGCCTTACGCAGCGCATAGCAAAACTCCCCAGCGTTCTCGATAGGCTTGTCCTTCCAAATATCCCACCTCCTTCTGACAATATCCTTATACAAAATACCATCATAATTTACATAAATATCATTGTGGTGCGAAACCGTCTCCCGCTTATAATCCATCTCAACAAGAATATTATTCCGCAGCCGTATAAGCCGCCCGGTGTTAATATAACTGCTTACTTGAGGAAATTTAGAAAACCGCGAATATATAATGTGCTCGCGTACGAATTCGCTTTTATTCTTATAAAACCCATTAGCCACAAACACCGGAATATAATCCTGCCAGGTATCCCCCGGCGTCGCCGACAGCAAGATCCATTCGTTACGTTTTGCTATCTTTAAAAACGATTTTACCCAAGCCCCGCTGCCGATAACCCTCTGCTCGTCAAATATAAAGAACGCGCCGGATACATCCGCGTATTTTTTAATATTATTCCAACTATCAACAACCACCTTCATCAAAGGATATAAACTTACTTCAGGATGAACGGAAAGAAGGAAGGGCGAAAGCTCACCTTCCCATTCAAGCGTATCCCGTTTGCGCGCGGTTGTGATAATATAAAGATCCGTCGGCGGATCGTTCATAGGAATATATTCGTCACTGACAAACGCAACAGGGTCACCGTCGTTTCGCAGATAATAATAGGCGAGGGCGGTGAGGCTCTTCCCCGAACCCACGCCCCCGCACAATACACACCCGTTCTTCATACGGTTTATTGCATCAATCTGGTAGTCATATATTTTTAATCCGGACATAGCGACACCTATTTATTCTTCTTTTGTCGACTTTCACAAATATCACACCTCCTCGTCATAATACTTCTCCGCGAAATCATCCTCCTCGATAGTCACATACATAGTCTTAAGATAAGCCTTTATCCCGCTCTTATCGTTGACCTCCCAATAATAAGGCCGGATAGTTAAATCGACATTGGCAATATCGGCAAAGTCCAACACGTTTATGCTATCCTCGTCTAAAACAGTCTTTTTCTTTCGCGCAATCAAGTACACCTTTGGCGGCTGATTCATAAAACTGACCGCCACCTGAATATAATACTTAATCTCCTCGTTCTCATCACGCGGCGTTAGCGTCTTTACATTCCATCCGTCTTGCACAAACATATCCGCCTGTTCAGGGTCGTCGATAATAACGCAGAAATTGCGTATCCCCTCGCGGTTATACTTCGTTTCCTTCCCGGAGAAATTGCGGAATATAATTCTCGCGTTTTCGATAATAATATTATTCGTTTTACGTGCCATAATTATTCCCCTTTCAAAATCTTACTGCGAATATCGCTAAGCGTTACCTCACCCTTGCGGTACGTACACCTGTAAAAAAAATTATACTGATCCTTACTCCTGAATAAAAAATATAACATTATAGTCTCCTTTCAAGACACAAACTCTTCAAAGTTTCCAAATGCCGATATAGTCTTAATCGCCGCGTCAACCAGTTTGTCATAATATGACAGGTCGATGTCATCCTGCTTATCAAGCGCCAAAACCATATCCGCTTCCATCCACCGATACCCTTTTGACCCGGCAACGGCGTTATAACCCTTCTCGCCTCCCTTTTTTACAGTCTCCCGAAGCAGCGCCCCGCCGCCGCAACCAGGCTTGACCGGACAAAACCGCCCGACCTTCCCGATAAAGCGATAATCGTGCTCCCCCTCCGGCAGGCTTTCATTAAAATCCAAATATAAAGCTGTAGTCACAGCCTTTGTCTCACACAAATCCCCGAAACAAATATCCTCTTTCGAGAATAGCGTCTTAAACACATATGGCACTGCAAACTGCGCGCCGGTCGCCACCCAGGGGCCAATATACTTTCCGTTTTCATAACGCGGCTCTTCATAGTCTTCTTTGGCAATATAAACAGCGTCGTTCACTAAACAAAACCGTTCGTACACCGTTTCAAACTCAAAGGTATAACCGTAACGCCTGCCGTATTCAGCAATAAAATTAATTACCTCATACGTAGCCTGTGGGATTTTTATGCTGTCCGTCTTAATATGCGCCACCGTGCAGCCCGATGCCTGTACGCGGTGTTTAAGATTGATCATAAATAAAGCGCCGCGCTTGGCGACGATGTTATCCTTGTTGCGAATATCGCGAAATGGGTTGTCAAAACTCGCGGCAGTCAGCCCGTATACCGAATTTATCGCGATCTTAAGCGCCGCCGCCAAATCCTTAGCGGTGTTCTCATCGGTCAAATATGGCTTTAACGCCCCGCCGAGCATCTTTCCGGCCTTAGCAAAATCTTTATGTTTGATGGCGATACGCACATCCAAAATATCCTTAAACCGCTGCGTATACTCAGGCCCAAAAAGCTCCTCCGCTACAATGCTGCTCGGGTGCATAGAGGCAATATCAAACACCGCCACCTTGCCGTAAATCCCGGGTTCTGCGTAAACATAGCCGCCTTCGCCGGCCTCCTCGCCGCGGTAGACAGACTTTCCGCCCTCAAATGTGTACCCAGGGAATATCGGTTTACCTTCCTTATTAAATACCGTGTATTCATCATCGAAATCGATTTCAACATCCGAATTCTCATCCCCCATAAACCGGTATTTGAACGCCCCTTGCGGCTTACGTTCCCCGCCGAATATAATCCGTGTGGTAAGTGTGTTGGTCGTGTCGTTAACAGTCATCCCCGCAAGCTCCGCCAATATCTGCCGCGCCGTAAAATCGCCTTTGCGCGCGTTAAACACCGCCTCGGTCGCAATAACATCGTTATCGCAATACTCCGCGACCTTTATCCAAAGCTCCTCAGGCACAGGTTTATCCCAAGGCAGCCCCAGTTCTTTATGGCTAAGTCCCAGCTCGATCTCAAATTTCTTTAACGACTGCTTCTTGACGGAAAAATCATATACGTCCGTATAAGATATATTGTAAGCCTCACCGAAGAAACAGTTGGCGCTCCCACTGATGATCTTTTGCGACAGCGAATATAACTGCCCGACCGTATATCCAATCAGACGCGCATACAGAATATGATTGTCATACCGGCGGCAGTTAAACCCGACTAACCGGAACCGCAGCAGCTCCTCGATCTCAGCCGCCTCCGGGTTTATCATCCGCACTACAGGCTTCCCTTCGCCTTCAGCTTTCCAGTTGACCAATAACAGATTTGGGAACACTTCCAAGTCAAAGAATATCAATTCGGTATCTGCAACCGTGGTCGCAGAAATATTCTCCGATTTGAACCTCATCTTATCGACCAATTTAATGCAATAATCCGCCTGATTGGTGCTGTTAGCAGCGAACCCCAACACCGCGTTTCGCATATCAGTCAGGTCGTAAGTCATCCCGCTCGCGTAGGCCTCATCCAAAATCTTAAATATAAAATCCACAGAGGGCTTTGTCCCAGCGTGTATCTCCTTATTCAGATTACGTTTAACCAAAGCCCTAAGCCCCTTTTCACTCTTAACCGCGTCAAAGTTTACCACCTTGTTATCATCTCCTTTCCGGGTTCCCTGTAACGAATTTTTTAATGGCAGCCCGGAGGATATAACCGCAATCGGCAAGTCGTTACACTTTGTCAGCTTCCTGCGCAGCGCCGAGTTGCCTGTAAATGTCTTTACCTCGATGTGATCCGCATAAACGCGATTAAGCGCGGACACATCGCCTGTGTAAATATAATGCAGATGCACCCCGCCGCCGCTCTTACTCAACTCCGCGTATGTCGGCGGAAATTTAGAGGCCGCCGTTATATTCTTCTGAAGGCTCTTGCCGCCGCCTGCGTCCGGAATATCAAAATCAATGACGATGTGGTCTGCCGGCGGTTTGACATAATGTATCCGCAGCGTGTCAATATCCTTAAGCTTCATTGTGACCTTATCCCACTTAGCGGCTGGCGTTTCCCGGCTTGTTGCATACTGCGCCGCGCAAGCCTCGCATACCCGGTCAAACATAGACACATTACTTCCGAACTTAATCCACGTCTTTGATTGCTCATTTTCCACCGTCCTCTCCTCAAACTTTTCTGTGCGAAAACCGCTGTAAAAACTCCTTACCCGCGTCCCGTCCTCAAGCCCGAAGCGCTCTTTGTAATCGCAGAAATAATTCTTAAGCTCCTCCTTAAATATCCTCTGCGAAAACGGATATCCGACCTTAGCCTCGTCGCAGTAAGTCTTATACATCTCCCAAGCGGCTTTTAGCGTCACCCCGTCATCCTTCTTAAAAATATGATATGCGTCTATGACGAAATTATAGAAGTCGTTCGATGCCCCGAGCATCGCCATCGGAATATAATGGTCGTACTTATCAGGCGCCGCCAAATATACCTCTTTGCAATGCCAGGCGATCGCGCCAAGCTCAAAGCCGATCTGCTTTATTACGGACGTATATTCCCGCACACCGAGTTTATTCCCCGACGGCGAAACATCGATAAGCCGCCGTATCAGCCCCGATTTAGCGTCTGTAATCTTCACCGGCTTATTCGTGCCCATAAATAAGAAACACTTAAACCGGTTGGCGTACGCCGCCTTGAACTTCTCGTTTACCGACATCACTTCGTGTGACACAACGCTGTTGAGCCTTGTGTTATCCTCTATTTTCGACAGGTCGCCGTCGTGTTGTATCGCCACAAGTGGATTCGTCCGAAACGCCTCCAGCGCAAACGAATTGTTGCTTGACCCCAGCGCCCGCGCGTCGAACACGCAGTAATATCCCTCGAATAACTGCTGGATAATATTAAGGACGGTCGATTTCCCCGTCCCCGCCGCGCCGTAGAGCACCATAAATTTATGCAAAGTCTTTGACGCGCCTGACACGACAGACCCTATTGCCCATTCGATCTTATGCCGCTCCTCAGGAGCATATATGACCGACATCAGTCTCTCATAAGCTGAAATATCGCCCTCGGCGAGAGGGTAGGGCAGGCGCTTGCTCGCGTGGTCCTTCTTTCCGGCGACGTCGTTCGAGAATATCAGCTTCTCGTCTAACATATGGAAGTTGTCCCGCATCTGCTTCTGGCAATATCTATGCCAAATATCGATCATTCCGCTCTCGGCGTCCCACATATGCAATACCTTGACCCCGAGCTCGTATTTGTTTTTATTCTCTTGCGCGTAAATATCAAGCTCCCGGTCGATAAGCTGTAACGCGTCCTGCTCATCAGTAGACCACAGCCCGCGTTCCTCCAGCCAGATAGCGTAGAAATCCCCGCCGCGTATCATCAGGTCCTGACTGCGTTTAATAACAAATTTCGGATATACCTCTATGACCCCGCGTTTGGTGCTTCGCGTTGATATAATCAAGAAATCTATCATCGCGCCAGCTCCTTTCACAGATAATCTTTGAGATACCAGCACATCTGATACCAAATATCGATCTCGCGCAGGTCGTGTTTACAGTTTTCGATAATGAATAATCCTCCGTGACCGTCAGGCTCGTAGTCGCGGTTTAAAAACCTTTGAACGGTTTTATCAACCCAGTAAATATCATAACGGCTGTCGTCGTGGTGAAATAAACCAAGGCTCGTTAACATTTCCATAAACCAAAACCCCGTCCGGTCGCCGTAAGTCTCGCAGCCCATAATATGTTCCTCACACCGCAGCGCCAGCGCGACCATCACCTCAAGGACACTGCAAGGCCGATCGATTATCCGCAAATATGCGTCATCGGCGCAGCCACGCAATACACACATTAAATATCTGTCCCGTAAGTACGTTCCATCCCGCGCACGGTTAGCGTCCATCTCCAGAGTATAAGTAAACTCCGTCTCGTGCAGCCGCCGCAAGAGCTTGTGATACTGCCCCCTCTCGATCACAAGCTCGTACAGCCACTCAAAATATCCGTCTGCCATCTAAACCACCTCGTGCGGTTTCCTCATAGCGACCTCCGCGTACTTACGGGTATCCGCCAATATCTCATAATCCGCCTCCAGCGTCTCGTTGCGCACAAACACCGAATCCGCCTCATACTCCCCGAACCGGTTTAACGCGTCGTTCCCAATAACGAATTCACCACTCGTCAACGGCTCGTCCTGACTGTCGCACAACACCCCGTCCGAATAGTATGTCAAACTGAATGTTTCAAAGCCGTCCTTCTCCCCGAATTCATCGGGAGATATAACATACGGCGCCGGTAAATCCGTTTTTTGTTTCATAGGCTCCTCCTCGCTTAAATCAACATCTTCTTTTGAGTTGATATCCGAATAATTCGTATATCCCAGATTGTTCAAACGCTTGGAATATTCCGTAACATTCGGTTTATTCTTAGCAATATCCGCCTTAAGCCGCGCCATAAACTTCGCTTTTCCTTCGTCGGCATCCTCAATAATTTGCTCGCAGGCGTCGTCCAATTCAGACTGTTCATACTTACGCTTGGCAAGCTGATAACCAACCGCAGCCCCAACCGCGGCGCCGAATATAAACATTAAAAATTTATTCATACTAACCCTCCTTAATCGTCATAACCGTAAACGCCAATCCGCCAAACAACAGCGACATACTGATCAAAACCCCGCCGGTAATATGCCGTTTGCGTTTGGTGTTAAGCATATGGTCCATTACCGAGATAATATAATCAATTCCATCCATAGTTTCCGCCTCCTGCCAAAACCGCAATCCCGCCGGCAAAACAAACCCCGGATAGAGTTGTAAACAAGAAAAACAAAACCTTTGAACCTAATCTGCGTTTCATAAGTTAGCGCTCCTCTCAAAATCATCTAAGATATATCCGTCTACGTTGAAATCCAGTAATATAACAGGTTCGTAACCGTTAACAAAATCTCGGTTGCACTCCCGGTAAGCGTTGTAAATCCCGAAATCAACATAGTTGTCTCCGGCATTTTCGTTCTTATAGTCATAAATCCACCCGGTGCATTGGCCCTTCTTTGTTTTCGGAATACCAAGCAGCTCATACACGTCATTCAGGAATAAATATCCGCGTGCTCTTAACATATCATTTGCGTATGCCTGCTGCCCCCGCAGAAAATACAAATTTCCCTCGGGATTTTTACTCCACCCATTGCAGCCTTCGTCGAAAAACCGCGCATAGCCGCTGTAATCACCGGCATTCACTACAGGCGCGTTCTTCTTGACTTTCTTTTCGTTACCTTCATCATCGGTTTCAAAAACCTCGATTTTCTTATTTGAAAGATTATGCCGAAGCTCACGGTCGACCTCGCCGCCGAAACGCTCGACAACGCGCTGTCTGTATTCCTTAAAACCTTTGTCAACCGTTGCGTAAGCCGCAGCCAAAGCCGCGTTGCGAGAACGCAAGATATTGTTGGACCCGATTATCGCGCCAAGCGACAGCGTCCCCAATATAACAGCCGGGCCGTACAGTTTCGCCAATTTTACGCCGGTCTGGATATAAACAATGGCGCGGTCTTTCTTCCGGTCTTTTTCCGTGTATTCCTCATCGCCCTCGTAGTTGCGGATAGCGTCCGTCTCCTTCTTCGCCTTCTCCAAAATAACAGAGATTTTGGTCGTAGCCCGGCAAGCCAAAACAGCACTCCCGACAACACCCACGACTCCAACGGCAATCAAAATCTCCGGGCTTCGCTTCATAAGCGCAAATCCGATTTTGTTAAATATACTTACCGGCTTTCCCACAATCTTTACCGGTAGATCCTCCGTTTCGGCAAAAATCTCAGGGCCGCGCTTCATAAGAGCAGACCCCACTTGGCTGAATATCTTTCCTGACTTTTCCGCAGTCTTTACCGGAACTGTCGGTATAATTTCCACCGCGTTACTTAATGCTAAACTCATAATCCATTCCCCTTTCAATTAAGCGGCTGCGCCTTCGGCATCTTTAGGATATAACCATCGCGCACCCGCACCGCCTCCGCGTTTCTAATATCAGTCCAACCGTATTTATTATCTGTATGATCGCCCGTTATCCCGACTAACTCATACAAGTCCGCCACACGCGCCATCCCGTAAGCAGATATGATCTCGTCCATAGCCGCCAAAACATCCATCGCCTCTTGGCGCGAATCTAACAGAATGTCATCAAAACCAAACCCTTTGCGATCTCTGTCACGGATAATATCCCTGCGGGGTTCCCGTGTTGAATATTTGTCGTACGAAATCCTCGACGCCGGCGCATTTCGCTTTACACCTGCCATCCCGTATAACACCGCGTCAACACTGTCCGAAATCAGCTTCTTCCCCGCCGGTATCAATACATCGAAGAAAATATAAGACTTAATGTCGCCCACATCCTCCGAGATGAACGCGTCCTTAAATCTCTGAAATCTTGTTTTCTTCTTAACCCGCGCCGCCCCGGATATGATCTTTTCTATCTTTTTCTCAGGCTCCGGCGGCCCCTGCCTCGACTTATGCGAATTTGACGCATAATCCTCACTCATTCGCTCTCACCCCCATATATACATTTCCCAGGCAGCGTGACTTTACAGCTTTTGGCGCGGTTATACTGCTTTTTAAACTGATACGCGAGATTACTGCGCGCCTTTTTCTCCGACACCGCATACGTCCTGCCGCTCCACCTATCTGCGACACACCTGTCAAACTCCATAACAGGCCCGTTGTACGAATAAAAATTCATAAAGTTTTCCTCCTTTACAAAAAGAAAAAGCCCCTGTTAGGGGCTAATCCTTTTAAGAACCTATCTTACTCTTCGGTTTCTAAGTATTCTCCGACGTTGTCAAAGTTATCAAACTCTACTTTCCCGGCCTTCTTCATTGCCCGATCCAGTCTGAGTTTTTGTATGCCTGGTATGATAACCCGTTTGGTTAAGTGATGTAACACCGTACCAAACACAATCAGCCCAACACACATATACCCATTGACCTTTGTTACAACAACCTCCGGTTTCATTTCCGCGTTTAATTCATTGATTTCGTTTTCCATAATCCATTCTCCTCTCAGAATATAAAATGTGATTCTCCATAACAGGAGTTGTAAATTTCGCGTAAATATTAATACTTCTTATAGTTATACTTAGGCGCTACATAGTAGTCGAGCACCAGACACGGTGTCCCGTCCTTAGTCAGCCGGGACCGGAAATGGATATCAATAAGCCCGTCCTCAACACGCCACCCAAGGTCGTTACCCACGCTTGTCGGCTCAAGTCCTATTTCATAATATAAATCGTTGAGTGACACATACGACTCTTCAAGCATCGTCTTGTTCAAACAGTTGACAGCCCTTTGCAGCGTCTCCATATCCGATGTAAACGTCCGCGCCGATGTAACGTCATAACAAAGAGTTTTACCGCCTTTCGTAACAATAACCTCGCGGTTGTCAATATCGTTCCTGTCGATTTTATCCTTCGCAATAGCGTCGTGAACCGCCTGTTCCTTCTTCTCGCCGATAGTCTCGATAACCTTTCCGCGATACTCCTTAAGCGCTTCTGCCGACAGGTTGTATGCCGTGGCCAGCGCTGCGTTACGCCTGGCGTTGACCGAGCTCGCGCCGATCAGACAGGCGATCGACACCGCTCCAGTCACAGCCGCCGGGATATAACATTTCCAGGTCAAGCGCGCATTTTCGGCGGGGGTCAATATCTTTAACTTAGCATTTAGCCAATTATGCGATTTTGTATCGACGCCCAGCCATTCTGGATAGGGCATATCCGTTCCGCTTTCGTTAAACCTTGCCCACACCTCATCGTCAATCAGCGCTATAGCCTTCGGCGTAGCCCTTACCGCCATCACAGCGGCGGAAATCATCCCCGCGATCCCAAGCCCTGTCAATATCTCCGGGCTATGCCGGCTGACTACATCCCGCGCCATCCTTGCAACCTCCGAAAAATTTACCTTCATTACAATTCCCCTTTCAAAAAGAATATAACCTACAGGAACATCCGCAGAATATCCGTGGCGGTGTCTATAACCGCAGTTAGCATAACCGCAGCGTCGCTATCATCAGGACACTCGGATAAATAGCTGCTTATCTCGTCTATAAACCCAACGATAATATCAACCGGGTCAATAAAATCCCAAGGCGGGGTCACATCGTCCTGCTTAAATATCCGTTCGATAATCTCATTCGCCGTCCACTTTGCGTAACTGTGATACGAGAAAACTTTTTTATCATATGGATCCGGTGTTTCTCGGCAAAATGGATTCAGAGACATATAATCGTTAACCACCGACACCGCTATGTCAACAATATCCGACTTACACTGAGCTACATTCATAAAATCACCTCCAAAAAGAAAAAGCCCCTGTAAGGGCTTATTCTTTATCGATAGCAATAACAGCTCTCTTAGCAAGCGCCTGTGTTACTTTCTCTTCAATCTTATTATCGAGCTTCTTATCGGCTACCCAATCGACAGCTAAACCCGCCGCCAACGCGACACCCTTTACAACAGTCCCAATAATCTTTAAAGTTCCCGTACTCATAAAGCATCTCTCCTTTCAGAATATGTTATCGTTCTCCACAATAGAAATTGTATTTTTCGCGAAAAAAGAAAGAGTCTATGCCAGACTCCTCTTTTTTAACACCTTGTCAAAGATATCCTTTTCCGTTTTTCGATATAGAGCTTTTTAGTTCGCGAATCAACCCACGTTTAAAGGTATACCGGCTGATATAATACAGAACGGCAATTCCCGCCACGCAGTATAATTCTAACCCTTCCTCTTTCAAAAATTCAGACATAATACTACCTCCTTTAAAATATGTTTTCATATAAGCCCTTGTAATTTTCGCGCGCTCAAATATCCCGCCGGTCAAACACCGTTTCCCAGCGTTCCTTCGGCAACGGTTTCATCTTAAGCGCCCACATAATCTGCCGCACCGTAACGGTAGGATATAGTCCGCCCATACACACTCCGGCGCGCTTGTCAAAGTATTCTTTAAACCCCGGATGTAAATATAACTCGTCCGTCAGCCATTCGTCCAATTCGCCCCACCAAGTATACTTCCGGTCTTCATCAAACCGCTGCTGTATCACGGCTAACCCCCTATTTTCAAGTAAAAACAAAGTACATTTGTTATAAACGGGATGGTTGCATAAATAAACCTGTCCGTACATCGACAAATATATCGCTGGTTTCTCGTAATGGTATCTCATAAATCCCTCCAGACAAAAAGAAAAGCCCTCGTCAGGGCTCCTCCTTTTTAATAATTCTTTACTTGTCAAACAATTTGCAGCTTGCCATACACTTAGGATACGCATCGCTGCATCCTATGCAGCATTCCGGCATATTACCAACCGGGTCGGCGTAAATATCCTCGTGGGTATTGTATTCCGGGATCTCCATATAGCTTTCATCATTCACGTCATCCCACGCGAGGTACGCTTCAGTTCCGCATTTCAGACACTCCCAGTCAATACTGTCTGTTTCCGCGAGGCGTTCGTATTCCTCACCCTCGTATACGCCGTTATACGTCATTTCACTGCCGCATTTCGGACATTCGTAAATCTTACCCATAAATCATTACCTCCTTCTAATTTAAGAGCATAAACCGCTCCCATAAGTTAGTCAAGAGATAAAGAGCTCTTTGATTCTCCTTCCATAATAGACGTTGTAATTTCCGCGAAAGAAAAGAGGCTATGCGTCACATAACCCCTTCATTTAACCTAATCACTTCATCGTCGGTCTGAACCTGTTAAACAAACCTCTAAATGTTGTCGAGGTATAAGTGCCGGTTTCCTCGAATTTAAACCCCTTTCGCATCCAGTACACGTAGAATATCAGCGGCAATACAATCCCTGCGGCTTCGATCCATAATTTTAGATACCGGTCTTTAGTATTTTCCATTTCGAGTCCGGCCTTGACTTGTTCCTTTTCGATTTCGATTTTGGCTTTTTCCCGTACCATTTCGATTTCGTTTTCGGCTTTAGTCTGTGCCATTTCGTTTTTGACTTCCTCCAGCCTAATTTTATGGAGCGCCGTCAAGTCTCTTATCGCGCCTGTCTTTTCCTTGCTTCCCAGAGGCAATTTGGCCAAATCCTCGATTTCCGACATAATTTCCTCGTCCAACAATCTCCTGATTTCCTCATTCATATCCATTCCCCTTTCAAAATATGATTTAGTTCCATAAAAGCGCTTGTAATTTCCGCGCCGTAACGAAAAAGTCCCCGAATTTTCTAACCCGGGGATTTTTCACGATATCAATATAACACACTTTACCGTCACCTGCGTACGGTATTTATTGCCGCGCCTTGTTTAGCAGCCAGAAGAATTTTCTGTAGGCCTCATAAAAAACATCTTTACAGCAAGGGGCGTCTAACTTAGAATAAGGAACATCCTCCGTAACCGCCCGGAAAATATAACCGGACAGCTCCTTGTCCGTTTTAAGCGCTGTCTCCTCAACCATCTTCATCCGCGCCGACCAAAACGCCAACGCTTCAGCGCGCTTACCCACAGGGTCGCTTATCCCCGTAGACTTAATAAATGCCGCCAAATCCGCCGGCCTCTGCTCCAAAGCGTCCATAGCGAAATATGCCTTGTGCCAAATCGGATACTGCAAACAAAAATGTTTCAGTTCATAATACCTGTGTTTCTCGATCCAATACTTGTTGTTCTGTGAAACCTCCGGTCTGATTGTTGTGCTCATTTCTTTTCTCCTTTCCAAATATAACCCGTTTCCTCCCACAGCGCCTTGGGCGAAATATAGAAATTTATCCGCCCAAACTTAGAGTTCATCTCCTCGATAGATACTACCAGCTTTCCGTTGCGCGTAGCCTTCCCTATAGGCAGCCACCCGGCGATAATACCGGCGCGGACCCAAGAAGCGTCCTTACCGTAAACTCTCGCAACAACAGCCACCGGTACCGACCCAACTGCAAACAGCTCTTCCATAACCTCACCTCCTTCGCAGGGCTATTCTAAAATAGAAACGGTGCGCTACAAAAACATCAGCAGTATAGAAAAAGAAAAAGCCTATGTTTAAAGGCTTTTTCCAGTTTGCTCGGCGATTAATGATTCTTCTTACTTCCGTTATGCCCGTATTGTTTACGCCATCCGTTAACCGTAAGTTCACTGGGGAAATCTTCGTATTCTAAGTCGTCTGTAGTTAGCGAACCGTTTAAGAATCCTTCAATAATTCCCTTTTTGTAATGCTTGTACGGCATCAAATTGTCTGGGACTTCTCGATGCGTTTTTCTACATTCAATACAACGGAAACGTCGAATCTTAATGTGTTCAACCACGCCGTACTCAGAACGAACAATCCTTGTTACTCTGTCGAATAACTTTAATGGACTTCCACAAATAGAGCATACTTTAAGTTCCTTTTCTTTAATCATATATAACACCTCCATTAAAGAAGATGTAATTTTCGCGCAAAATTGAAAGAGTCCCCGCAGGGACTCAATCCTTCTCCGCTTTTTCCATCCTAAGTGTCATGTGTTCAATGTTGATTTTAATCTTAATCTTCGTATCAGGTATCTCCACCTCGGCCTCGAAATTTCTCGCTTCGTGCAAAACACCTTTCTTCAGAATCATAGATATAACCATATCAGATAACATCATAAACAACCCCTTTCAAGAATTAGTCTTCCATAATAGGAGTTGTAATTTTCGCGCAATCCAGCGGTTCATAGTCATTTCACAAGGAAAATCCTCATAGTCGAGCGTTTCAGGAGTAATGCTTCCGTCCAAAACCCCTATGATAATCTCCGCCTTATAATGCTTAAATGGAAAAATATAATCCGGTAATTCCCGATGCACACTCCGGCAGTTAGCACAACGAAGCCTGCGTATCTGCGTGTACGAAACGATTCCGTTCTTACCCCGCAAAATCCGGTTTACCAATCCATAATACCGCAATTCACCGCCGCAGCCGGGGCAAACCGAATCTCCCTCTTTAATCATAGCTTACCCCATCTAAAATACGCCAATTTACCGCCACAGCCAGGGCAAACCGTTTCTCCCTTTTTAATCATAGCTTACCCCATCTAATTTAGCTTAAAGATATGTAGGAGTTGACAATTCCTACACCATAATATATAATTAAAACCGACTAAGCAAAGGAGGTATGAAATATGTTAGGAAAATGCCCTGAATGTGAACTGCAAGTAAGCGACAAAGCCTACGCCTGCCCCCACTGCGGCTATCCGATGAACGAAAATATAAAACCAAGAGCACCAAGAAGATCCAACAAACGCCGCCGCCTCCCAAACGGCTTCGGTCAAATAAGCGAGATCTACAACCAAAACCTGCGCAACCCATTTAGAGCAATGGTGACGGTAGGAAAAACGCCATTAGGAAGGCCCGTCTGCAAACCCCTAAAACCCAACTCCTACTTCCGGACCTACAACGACGCCTACGCTGCCTTAGTAGAATATAACAAGAACCCCTATGACCTAAGCCCCGGCTTAACGGTCAAGGAGTTATACGAAAGATGGTCTGAGGAGCACTTCAAAACCCTAAACGCTGTATCAAGCGTCAGAAATATAACGTTAGCCTGGGCACACTGCTCGGCTATATACAATATGCGTGTCATAGACGTCCGTTCCCGTCACGTAAAAGTCTGCCTCGACGACGGCGTAGCGACAGTCAAAGGGCGGGAGGCACGCCCCAGCTCCTTCGTAAAAAACAACATCAAATCACTATTTAATATGATGCTCGACTACGCTTTAGAATATGAACTTGTAGACCGCAACTACGCAAGGAGCTTCCACCTGTCGGACGAAGTCGTCAAAGAAATAAACACCGTTAAAAAGGTCATATATCCTTCGCCGATGAAGAAATGGCGCTGCTTTGGGCTCACGCGGACGACAAGCAATACGTCGACGCAATCCTGATTCAATGTTATTCCGGCTGGCGCCCGCAGGAACTTGGCCTGCTCGAACTCACAAATATAGACCTTGAAAACGAAACATTCAAAGGCGGTATAAAAACAACAGCCGGAACCAACCGCATAATCCCCATCCACTCTCGCATAAAACACTTAGTCCAGAGAAGATATGAAGAATCCCGCGCCCTTTCGAGCAAATACCTGTTTAATGTAACAGACCCCGCCAGTAAACGCAAAAATATAACATTCACCTACAACCGTTACGCAGGCGGTTTTAGTAAAATCCGGAGTGAGCTAAACCTAAACCCAGCCCACCGCCCCCACGACGGCAGGACCCACTTCGTAACAACCGCCAAAAAATACGGCGTTGACGAATATGCCATAAAATACATAGTAGGTCACAGCATCTCCGACATAACCGAAAAGGTCTACACAAAAAGAGAGCTAGACTGGCTAAAGGAAGAAATAGAAAAAATAAGATAAAATGTAAAAAACGCGAAATATTGTAGGAATATGCATACAGGAATAGCGTAGGAATAATACACGAGTTACATACATTTCAAGACCTTTCGCCGCTCCTATAACCACTAATAAACCTTGGATTTATAGGGTTTAGATGTTTTGGGTTGATAGAAAAGTTTTTTGTGTACAGTTTAAGGATAAATTCAATCTAAAATGATACCGGTTTCAGCTTGCAGGATTTTTTTTCGCAGCAAATACCCGCTTGACACTCAATCTATTTTATCGTATACTTGCTTCAATAAAAGAGGGGGAGCAAGGTGCGCTCCCCCACACAGCCGCAAGGCTGACGGCTAACCCATAATAAAATCGGGAAATAACCGCGTGACCTGGCGAAAGGGCGCGGTTACTTCTTTTTCGTAGCCTGAACAAGAACAACGACGAGCGAGATTAACGCAACGACAAACGACATCGCAGCGAAAATTACAAGCAATAACGTC